CATAGTCGGACATAAAATATGGACGAGACTTTAGAGAACGTAGTTGTGTACGTGACATCTTGTGCCGCTCAACAACATACTCTGCATCTGACATAGACTTGGCTTCTGGATCAGGATAGAAATCCCAAACAGAAACATGGCTACACTCTGGTACTGTTTTGATTAAAGGGTCATACTCCCCTGTCTCGTTCCAGTTAGGATACTCTTTATCTACAGCAAACGGCCCCTTCATTACACCAGTACCTAGAAGGGCCATCTCAAATGCCATAGAGCGTAAGTGTGTAGACGCACCACTCTCTTGTAGTTGATCGTGGATTTTCTTTTCCATCTTTTTAGCTGCTACCATAGCAGGATGGAATGTAACTGTATTAGGTGTTGTGCCTTGACCTTCAACAATTTTATCAGACACAGCCTCTAGTTTGGGCTTTAGTCCAGACAAACGTGAGCGCAGGTCCGTAAGAGTTTCACCCGGTTGTAGCTGGGTATCTCCATTAATAAGGTACGGCTGTGCTGCAGCTTGCTCTGTTACCGCTCTAAGGGTTGCACCTGCTTTGTCTGCATTAGGATCTATATTAATATGTACCGCTTCTGATACACCATCTGGAAGAACAGAAGGATTAACAGAAAGTGGAAACTTGTTATTACCAAATAGTACATCAACAATCTGTCCATACGCAGCTAGTGTTTTAGTCTTAGTTACTTTAACAAACACACGTGACTTTTCTGTGTCTGTAAATTGTACATCAGATCCGTATATGCCACGATAGTTTCTATATGCTTTTAACCAGCGTGTTTCATCTGCATAGCGAGCATCTTCTGCCCGTTTATATCTTTCTTTAACAAGACCAACTAGGCTAGATTTTTCTGTGAAGATTTTATCGTTGCTGTCCTCTGCAGCTACGACTTCATCTGTCTCAAACATTTCATCTTGTTCTGCCATACTTAGTATCCAAATGTTGTGTCACTAGCTTGAAAGCCTGTGCGTTGTGTTGCTGGGTTGTAATCCCAGATGCTACTGCGAGGTCTTGTCATTACTCCATAACGTAAAGCATCGTATAGGTGATCCTCTGCGTTAGTGTCTACATCCTCTGGATTCCTCCTATCCAAAGGAATACTTGGTATCTGCGAAATTGTGTTTGTACAAGTATTCATAAACACAAGGCGAGGCTTTTCAGTAAAGTCATCTACCTGTAGCCTTCTATGTATTTCGTTTTTACCTGCGACACGTGAGCCGCGAGAACGATCTGAAGGACGCCAACGACAACCTTTCATGATCATCTGCTCTGCTAGTGACGGCCCCGTGTCGCCACGGTTGTGCCACAAAGAGCTATCAAGCACACCGTATCTCATACCACCGTCATGTTTCTCTAAGTCTAATATCATGTCTGCTAGATCTGTAGCAGTAACCTTAGAACAATAGAGTTCTCTATATACTATAAGCTGTTCATCGGGTGCAACAGCGAACCAGAGAACGCCTGTGTAAGATCCGTAGCCGTAGTCGCAAGCTCTAAACTTAGTCCAAGTTTGGGGAACGTCAAAAGCGTCAATGACATGCTTGGTTCTGTCAAACTCAGGGAAAGCGGCTCCATCACTAATATCCCAGTTACCATCTAGTAGTTGCTTGCGTTGATGCTCTGGTAGCGATAACAGCATCGCTTCATAGTCACCAGCTTCTGCAAGATAGGGATTGTCAAACAGAGATGCAGGTATAAACCTACGTTTGAATAGAGGTTGCCCTTCTTTACTGTGTCCTTTAGGAAATGTAATCTCATCCCCAGTTTCTATATTCGTCGCCCAGAAAGCTTTATTAGAAGGCGCTGGGTCAATAAACATTTTTTTAACCCATTGATGTCCGTTTCCACCGGGGTTAGTAGTAGCTCTCATGTACAACCCTAGATGTTGTGCTGAGCTACGCAAACGGCTTCGCATATAATCCCAAGCGTAACTGCTACTCCATTGGGTTAGTTCATCAAAGCCAATCCAATTAAAAGCTTGTCCCTGATACCGGGTAACATCGGTATCTTTATCCAAGTAAGACATCCACAGACGCCCGCCTTTTGGACTAGTCCACTGAGATTTCCTTTCGCTCCACTTAATACCGGGTACAGCACGTGGGTATAACTCCTGTGATTTTTGTATAAGCTCCCTTAGTTCTTCTGTAGTGTGCCGTACAAGTAGTCCACTAAAGTTAGGGTCATTTAAACCGTGTAGAGGGTCAGCAAGCATTGCGTATGACTTACCACCACCTGCTGCACCACCATATAGCACTTCTCTTTCTGATGCACTCAAGAACTGCGTCTGTGGTCCAGGGTTAGGCTTGAACACAATGTCTTGTGCTATATCTACATCAAAGTCAGGTGCTACTACTTGCGCTGGAATAGTTTCTTCTGGGGGTAGAACTGTCTTCTCTAATTTCTGCGTAGGCACCGACACCTTGGGTTTCGAGCTTTTCGATTTCTTGTATAGTCTCTTCGAGCCACTTGGCAAGCTTGCGCTTAATTGCAGATGCTGTTTTACGTCTTTGCTCAACTTCAATTCTCTTCTTTAGGCCAGTATAAGATATGTATCGACCTGTTTCTTTGCTTAACCAGTTAGCCACGGCTCTGTAACTATACTGCTTAAGATGCCGTTTTGCAAGCTCTAAAGCATCTAACTCATGCTCTATAGGCAAGAGTAGTCTATCATTTTCAGGATCTAGCTTATATCCAAAGGGTATAGTCTTTGCTACCTTAACTATTGGATGCCATTCCTTATTATGTTTCTTAGGGGGTAAAGGTAATTCCCAATACCCCAAGTCGCGTTTAGGTATTATTCGTTTACACCTTCTTTTGGTGGCAGATAGAATACACCGCCACTTCCAGTCATCTCTACTTTATCAACTTTCCCAAGCCCAGCGCGGTCAAGCAGGTCTTTAGCAGCGACCATTTTTTCTTTAATGCCCAACTCAGTAGGGTCATACAGCGCTCCCACCATTGACATAGCTGCCTTTGGAGCCACTCTAGCAAAGTAAGTACGTGTCTTTTCACCAATCTCATCCTTCAATGATTCTACAATAGCTGAAGTGCTAGAGGCAGGATCATAGCCAGCAAGCTTCTTAGCTGCAACTGCATCGCCCCCTGCCTCATCAAACAGGACTTCCAGAAACTTAAGTTGCTTTTCTGTTAGATTCCTCGCCATATATAATTCCTTTTATTTGTGACCGACCAATACCCATGTCACGTAACTGACGGTCAGATAGGTTTTGTAGAACCCAATAGTCTGCACGTCTTTGTTGGTTTTCTTGTATAGCGTCCCACGCTGATCTTAACCATTTTTTCATTGCACTATCTCCTTCTGTTATGTGCATGGAGATAGTTATACTTAAAACTAGGTCAGGTAGTAGTACCTATTTATGCATACCCGCTACCCGACAGGTACAAAGGTTTCAGTTACTGTAAGTATGGTGTCTATGTGTGCTGCTGTGTCAGGCGTGATCTGTAGCTTATCACCTGGTTGTAGCACAAGGTCCATATCAGCAAAGGTAACATACTCACCTGCACCTAAGTTCTTACCCTCTAGGTAGTGTGAGGTATACCCTGATGTTTTCCATGTAGAGTAATTAGCATTTGTCTTATCTGACAGTGCAGAGTCTATATTGTTAGGGTGTATAAACCACTCAATAGTAATACTAGTATTACCTGTAGTGTTATGAATGTGTAGATACGTAATCTCTGCAGTACAGTTATTAGGGCAAATATACACGTCCTCTGTAGTCGTGCTTTCATTATGACCGAACAGAGATTTACTACGTGCGGATTTACCCTGATTAAATAAAGACATTACTTGTCCTCAATATAAGTCCATGCCTCATTAACGTCTGGCGTTTTAGGGTCATCAGCCCTAAGCGTACCATCAGCGTTACGTGCACGTACCTTCTTCAGCTTTGGTTTAGCTTTCTCTACAGCTTTCTTTACTGTAGATGCTGCTTTAGCTAGAATGCCAGACGCTTCAGCTTGTTTGCAGATCTCTGTAACATTAGCATCACTACAATTAACATTACCAAAACGATCTTCACCTGCAGCAGGGTTGCCATACGCATCACGTACATACCCTTCATCGTCTACAGTGTAGCCCCGTTCTTCTAGGGCTTTCTTATATTTGTGATAGAACTTTGCCATTACTTACTCTTTTTCATAGGCCGTGCTGGTTTCATATCTGCACCACATGCCAAGCCACCGTGAGCATAACCCATCTTTTTCTTAGCCATACCGCCACCCATGTAGCCCATTTTCTTAGCTACTTCTGGTGCTTCTTTCTTAAGAGCTTTCATGCCTTCATTCATTTTCTTACCCATCATACCACCTTTATTCATATTGTTATGATAACCTGTACCCCCACAATGAGAGCAACCTTTGCCTTTACACTTTGGACATTTCTTCTTAGCCATTACTATT